CAAACTCAATGGGGCAGTAGCCTATCATTTATAGTAGGATTACAAATTAATTTCAACCTTCTTCTTACGAGAACCACGCTTTCCCTTCGCTGGGGTCACCTTGACCTCCTTGATCTCATCTTCCTCGCCCTGTTCTGACACGATATCAGAGATGTCATCTTCCTCGTCCATCTCTGGCTGCTGGGGGCGGGACTGGGGAGCCATGGTGTTCATGGGGGGTGGTGGGGGCATCATGATACCACCCATCAGGCTCGAGATATCCAGGCCGGGTCCCTTCATCTCGTGACGACCCCCTGAGGACTCCGGTGGAGGGGGCGCACCCCCCTGATTGACCACGGTATTCTGGACCGCGCTCATCATGTTCTGCATGAGATCGGGGTTCTGCTTCATGACATCGTTCATGTTGGGCATCACAGACTTGAACATGCTGTTGGTCAGATGAAACATCATCGCACTGCCACCCAACATCATGATCAGTTTAATCTCAGGAGCCATGTGCATCTTCGTGCGGTACTTGACGTACAACTCTTCAAACACTTCGTCGTAATCATCCACACCCTCCATGACATTCTCTGACCAGCCATCCAGTTGAATGTCGAAGGGATTGTAGCGCTTGTTCAAAAACTCCAGACCCGTGACACACGCGATGAGCATACGCCTCGAAAACTTGACAGACTTGTCCACCTCGATGCTGTACGTGATGCGCTTCACCTCCGTGCGAAGTTCGTCGACAGGTGAATAGGCGTTGAGGCGTTTATTGACCGCGAAACCCTTCTTCTCAAGCCGACCCAACTTGTTGACCAGATCGGCTTTCTCCTCGTCTATGGTCTTGTACCCAGGGGATGGCTGTTCCTCCTCACCTCCCTCGTAGGGTCCCTCGTACTCATCCTCTGCTTCCTCTTCACCGTAATCGATGGGATCCTCCTGTTGTGGCGGTGGGGGGGCATTCTGTTTCATGGGGTTTGCAAAATCGCTAATATCTTCTTGATACATCTGAGGTTTCCTATAAGGCGGAGAACCTCCAGGGGGTCTGATGGGTGGCCTCCCCCGGGACATGGTTTGGGGGGCGGGGGATTCCAGTTGAATCTCATTCAACATAGCCTGCTCAGCTTCATCGAGCTTCATGACATGAGATTCTCCACGATCGAGAATAATTTCACCGTCCATTACTCTCTATCATGAAACTATTCTTTTATCTTTAACGCACTTAATAAAAAAATATTAGTACAGTATAAAATGAAACTCAACGCTACCAACCGCAGTACGCTCAACATGATCGCCGCCGTCGTGGTTCTCCTCGTTATCATCATGTTCATGCGACCCACGAACAACGTGAGCAAGTATCAGCCCAGGGAGATTACCGTGAAGCCCGTCAGTGACGAATCCATCTTCACCCTGACCCGTGGTACAGAGTGCCTCGCGGGACCCACCAAGGAGTCTGACTTTTACAACATCGACGTGCAGGGTATCTGTGGTGGGCAGAAGCTCGTGCGAGACCACGCGAGCTATGAAATTGATGACGGAATCGGTGGCGTTTTAATCTAAGCTACTATAAATGGCTTTAGTGACCGTGTCACAGTCGACACTCCCCGATTTCGAACATGAATATCACACAATCACCGTTGATACGTCTGGTCAGGCGAGTAAAAATGACATTTTCCGTGTATCTGCAACAACCACTCGAGAACATCGTACAGGCTCGTCTTTCTGCGGCGCAAATACACACGAGCGCATCCAACGTGTGTCATATATCTATACAGGAACTGGATACCAACTTCAGTCAGCGAGCCACATCGGACCTCGATGGCCAGTCGTCACAGAGTTCATTGAATCGTTCGTTCGGTACTTTACTCTGTGATGGTTCAGGTAACTTCAATTTCGCCGATAATTATCCAGTCGTCCAACAGTACGTCACGCCCATCAGGAAACTCGGGAGGCTAACGTTCACCCTTAGAAATCAGGATGGTGATACTATCCCAGGTACCACTGACAATTACTTTATACTACGATTCGTATGTAAAAACCCCAATCTCCCAGGGCGTTAGTTTGTTTATTTTTAAACCTGTATTATTATAAATGTCCTCTGGAATAGTACAACTCATCGCCATAGGTGCTCAAGATGAACACATCATAGGAGAACCCGAGATTTCATTCTTCAGTTCCACCTTCAAGAGACATTCCAACTTTTCACAGTCCGTCGAAAAACAGACTATTCAAGGAGCTGTGAAAGGTAACTCCATGTCCACCATAAAGTTCGAGAGAAGTGGTGACCTCTTGGGCTACACGTATTTTACATTGGATGATCTGAACCAGGCGCTGGATATCCAACGGTGGGACAGAATCATAGACCACGTAGAGCTCCTCATAGGAGGACACATCATAGATACCCAAGACGCCATATTCACCGAAAAGATTGCCATAGATACATTCGCTCAAAATGTTTCCAAGAGTTCCAACGGGACTCATCCAGGTGTGAGCGCCAGGTCCTACTTTTACCCCCTCCGATTCTTCTTCTGTGAGGGTCCTCAGTCCGCCATACCCCTCGTGGCACTTCAGTATCACAACGTAGAAGTCAGGATCCACTGGGGGCCAGACGCCGGTAACTACAACGTCGAAGCTTACTCCAACTACTATTACCTCGATAATGAAGAGCGTGGAAACATCGCTTCGCGACCCAATAATATTCTCATCACACAGGTGCAGAAGAGTATTCCCTCAGCGGAACTTGTCCAGGAGTTGACATTCAATCACCCAGTCAAGTATCTCGCGTGCTCAAACACATCATCAGAGGGTGCCCTCACATCCACAAACAATAAGGTGAAGATTAGTATCAACAGTGTCGACATTGGTATTTATAAATGGGCGAAACCCCACTTTATCGATGTCATGAACTATTACCACACCAATTTCGTGACGAGCCCAGACTTTTTCTTGTACTGCTTCTGTCTCAACACGAGTTCTTTGCAACCCACAGGGTCCCTAAACTTCAGTCGATTAGACTCAGCCAAGATTCACAGTCAGTCTAAACCTATAACGGACCCCATTTACGCAGTAAACTATAACATACTTCGAATTGATAATGGTATGGCGGGTCTTATGTATGCAAATTAAAATACAATCCTATAATAAATGGTGAAGAATCTAAGTACCGTGGAACGTTCCACGAAGATCCGTTTTGGAAAGAATTGTACGGATGAGCAGGGTGAAAATACCATTGTATTCAACGCATCAAACGAACAGATTGACGCGACTACACCGGGTGCCGTGTACATGACACCAATCAGGACTTCATACGACCCAAATTCTTATTTGATGATTTACGATGAAAACACAAAAGAAATCAAAAACTCGGATGTAACCGTGAGTCAATCCCTGGCTATTCCAACTCTCGAAGAGGTGACGGCGGTGGGAAACACGACAACGAGTAATATAGGCATCGCCAATACCAATCCACAACACTTACTGTCCGTGAGCAACACCATGTTCGTGAGCAATACGGGTGAGTACCATCTGAAGGTGTCCGGGAGATCCTACGCAGACTCAATGAAAATAGGCACGTCTGTGCTCATGAACCCCCTGGACGCCACCAATCAGGTGCAGGTGTCTGGACAAATAAGCACGTCCACTATGAGAGTGATTAATCGAATGGCGATAGACAACACGGCACCCACCAAAACATTTTCGATCAGTGATAAACTTTTCATGGACAAAGATGCATCCAACGTGATCCAGACATCCCGTGACATTGACGCCGGAAAGTATTTTGGAGACGGTAGTTCTCTCACGGGTCTATCCCTAGATGATATAGCGAACAGAAACAGCACCACATCCGCCGGTCTTAGTCTCACGAACGGTGGTACGGCCCTGACCACCACGGGGAATATAGTCGTGGGAAACACGCTGAGCGCGAATGCTCTCAAGGTGAATAATTTATCTGTGGGATTCGTTCCCATAGTTACGGATGGAAATGTTCTTACAGATTCGACCATTCAGGCCCCCTCGACCGGAACTCTTCGCGTGGATGCCGACGTGAGCATCCACGGCAACCTCGTGACCTATGGTAACGTCACGCAAATCTCAGCGAATAACCTGACGGTAGACGACCCGCTGATCCTCGTGGGCAACCATAACCCACTGGACACCAGTGATCT